CGTCAAAGTTTCTGATCCGCCAGCAGTCAAAGCGGCGGCAAAAGATGTGCCTACGTCCGCTGAAACCATGTGTAACGTGTCTGCCATTTAATTATCCTCCTAAAGCTAAAACTGTTCCAATAGACGCGCCACTTTCAACGACGTTTGCTACCGGACTTATGAGTTGAAAATTACCAGCGGTTGATTCGTAAGCGATAATATAAATACCCCCTGCAACCAAATCACCTGATGCTAATGCTTGATTAAAATTTTTCTTAATGTCTTTGGCTCCTATGGAATCTAGGTTAATAGTGCAAGCTCCCGTGTTTGTGACACCATTTTCAAAAGCAAAGAGAAATCCTTGGGCGTATGCCGTCAACGACAAGCCTGTGGTTAACGTCATAGTATTTGTGCCGGATGTAATTTTTGTAGCACCAAGTAAATTACGCCAACCTGCGACGTCAGCCATCTCTGCTCGTGCGCTGTTATTAATTGTCGACGGTGCCTGGTTCTCTGCCCAGTTAATTGAACTGCCAGAAATTGACGCGTTGCTACTTGCAGTTGTCGACCAATCGTAAATCGATGCCATTAGAATTGCACTCCCATTCTGTCAGATGCAATTGCTCCAGTCCGGCGGCCTGTTTTTTCTAATGATGAAGAAACTATAGCATTTACCGCGTTATAGATTTGGTCAGTTACATCTCCGGTTAGTAATTTAGAAATTTTCTTTACGTCAGAAGCTGGGGTCATTAGCATATCTGATAAAATCCTCATGGTTTTATCTTTTGAAACTTCAGCCCCCTCACCTATAATTTTACTTGCAATAGTAGAGAGAAAACCTTCAGCCGACATTCTGTTATTGCCGCCCGCTCTTGACACTAAGTTATCAATTTCGCGCTTCAATGGTTCAGTGCGTGATTGTCCACGGCCAAGTAATTGTGACGATGTTTCAAACATCATTAGCTCGTCATCTAATTCTTTAATAAACATATCAAACCGTGCGTCATCATTTATTGCGCGCCTCAATATTTCTCTTTTTGGCCCTTTTACCAATCGTCGTATTGCTGACGCACTCTCCGGCCCCTCTTGCAATACATCGCGGACTGAAAACCCAACGCCGCGAATAAAACCGTCTAATTCTGGAGCCGACATTTGCGCGACTTCTTGTAATCCATAGCCAATCTTGTCTGTATTTTTTACGCGAAAAAGACTGTATCCCATTTCCATCGCCTTTTTTAATTGCGCTGGTTCAGCAAAAGTTTGACGAGCTATTTTATATGCACCAGATGGATCAACCATTTCGCTATCTAGAATTTCTAATAATTGCGTCTTTATATTTTGTATTTTACCCGCTGTTTTATTTGGCCCCTTTAGTGGAATTGTATTTTTCTCATACATCTTATCCAAACCATGTTTTATTAAATCCCAGGTTCTTGGATTTGAGGTATTTTTGAGATCGAATTTTTCACCGACTTCAACAAAATCTTTTGCACCTTTAGATGCTTTTTTTATAAGTGGGTGTTTAGCGAGTTGTGAAAGCGAACCCATTTGGCTTGTTAAATCCATTTCTTCAAACGCTTCCCGATACACAGGGCCGGATGCTTTTCTTTGAGCTTTTGTAATCTCAGAAATTTCATCCGCCATAAACATTGAAAAAGGTTTTTTGGTTGCTAATCCCTTTTGTACGCTTTTAACAATTCGGCTTCCTGCACGATCTTCTCTGCCCCTCATTAAAGGTTGGATTTGTGATCTTGCATCACCCGCAATATTAGATACTGCCGACGTTGTCGTTTGTAAATTTTCACCTAAGTCACCAAGCACAGCATCATTTCTAAGTGTAGGGGCAACTGCCTCGGCTCTTTGTGTTATTGCTTGTGGCCCACCGTCATAACGTGTCGTATCTCGCAATATATTTTTTGCTCTTTGTTCGTCTGCACTTGTGCCGACCATTCTTGCAAAACCTTTTTTTATACTTGGTGCAAGAGCCTCGATACCACCCCGCATAATCGTCCCGCCACCCGCACCAAAAATCGCTCCTTGTCCTGCATTTTTAGCTCGATTTGATATATCACCTTCGCCCGTTCCGAACCCATACAATGCACCTTCACCGCCGCCTTGTAATGCCGCCTTACCAATTCTGCCGCCCATTGAGGCCGCTCTTGCCTGTCCTAGACCTGGGACGAACATCGTTGGCAGTGCGCCAGCTACCTCAAGACCGAGTGCTTTAGCCGGATTTGCACTTGCATAATTTTTAATTCCTTGTCGTTCTTCTGCGACCGCGTCATCGTATGTCTGATCTGTAAACGCAGATTTTACACCCGCAGTTATTTCATCTCCAAAACCGAATGATAAACCTTGACCTGCCGTTCTAAAGACATTTGCCCAAGAAGAAATATGGTCGTCGATTTCAGCAAGCGAAAGTGGATTCCCGTCCCTTCTCAAAGCAATTTGTATTTCTTTATCTGTGGTACCAGATTTTCTTAAATCGGTTACCGATTTTGCCCATTTTGCCATTTTATCAGCACTAATATTTCTCATTTAAAAATACCTTTTTTTATGCTATTAGTTGACCCGGAATCTAATTCTCTCGTAGAAATTAAGGCGTCCCAACGCTTCGGCCAAACGCGACGCCAGTCTAGTTGCTCATTCATTTCAAAACGATCTTTTTGCCCCAGAATTTCTTCTCTATTAACTTCGATAACGGCTTTACCTAAAAGATTAGCCATATTGAGCATTCTGTTTCTAACTTTTTCCGGCAAAATTTCGCCTGTTTTGGCCTGGTTTGCCCATTGCCTTAAAGCAAGTCCCAAAGACGTAGCCTCCTTTTGAAGTGTTATATCTTCACCTTTGACAACGCCTGGATCAATTAATCTTTGATAGGCATTAACAGCCGCAATATCTGCCGTTCCATCTTTTTGCTTAACCGCATATTTTACTTTTGCTATTCCGGTTTGAGCAACTAAGATATTTTTTCTTGCTGGAGCAACTCTAGTAACTGCAAGTTTGTATTTTTCTTGCCTGTTGGCGTATACTGTTTTGACGCCATCACCAGGGTTTTTAGCAAATGCTATAATTTCTTTTTCTTCTTCATTAAATTTTGGGACAGATGCTGGCGCATTCAAATTTTTTGGAACTTCAATATCGTTAGGTTGTTCTTGCTCTCCTTGAGTTGTGCCAATACCAAGTAAATTGTTTAACTGCTTTGTTTTTGCTTCCGATGCTTTCTTTTCAGCATTTGCCTTTATAAGCGCAGGAATTGCACCACTCACTAATGCCTCTGGCCCATACTTATCAATCAGAGCTTGCTCTCTCGCCTTCTTTATTGCTGTTTGCTGATCTTGAGCATACCCTTGAGCAAATGCATTTAAAGCTGGCCCAATTGCGCTACCAAGTGACCGAGGCATTGGTGAGTTCATGCCAGCTTGACTTAATACATTTGACGCCGCTAATAAACCACCACCGATTGGCGACCCACCGAGCAAGCCAGGTTGTGGCATTGCCATAGGCGCAGTTTGTTGTTGATTTGCAACTGGCGCAACATTGGAAACAGGTGTCTCTCGATTCATCGGTGGCCTAAAAGAGCTTGATGCGTATGGCGATGCGGAATTAAGCATTGTGCGATTTTTTAAATCTCTTAACGCTTCGTTGCGGTCGTATGTCCCAACTAAATTTATGTCAGTACCGACAGGATACGCGTGGTAAGGATTAGCTGGTCTGTATGAGGCCATTATAATAACCCTCCCAAAGCACCAAGGCCACCTAAAGCCCAAGTACCAAAATCATTCATACCCCCACCCATTTTAGAAGCCGCTCCCAGACCCCCAAGCGCACCACCTAGAACTGATGCACCTCTATTATTAAAAAATGGTGTTGTTTGTGTCCCAGTTGATCCAAAACCACCGGAAACCAATCCGCTGTATTGTGCGAGTTTGTTGGCTGGCTTATTTTGTTCAAAATTAAATCTATCAATGTCTGCCGATAATTCTGCCTGTCCCTGTGCATCAAAAACCTGACCTACACGACCGAGTTGGGCAATGTCGTTGTAGTCAGCTTGGCTTAATGGATCAGCCATATTAATAGCTTGATTTTGCAGACCTCGCTCTCTGCCATAATCAGAATAAGCAATATTACTAGCAACTCGACCAAGCGAGTCAGCTAAATTAATCTGTGCATCATCGACATTGGTTTTAAATGCATTTGAGCCGTAGCGATTGGCTTTTGTAAATGCTGAATCAATGCCTGGAGCAATTGCGTTTTGATAATTTCTAACAATTCCAGCGGACGACGCATCTATCATATTTTGAAGGTTTGGGTTATTGTTTAAATAGTTGCCACTTAAAGTTGCGCTTAATTCATCTTGCGCTTGATTTAATAATGGGCTTCCAGCTAAAGCGCGTCCTTCTTGTAAATTTAAAGCCGTCATTGTCGGATCAGACAACGGGGCTACAGTATTGCCAGAAAAATATTCTGGTGTACTAGAATTATATAAATTTTCAGCTTCAGAAAAAACATTCCTTAAATGTGGTTGCTGATCTTCCCAAGGCTCTCGCGACGTTGTTTGAGTTACAGTACCCGCGGGTCTTTGTGAACCTCCACCTAAACTAGCCATTAGTTTTGCTCCTTTAACCAATTTTTATAATTTTCACCGTGATCTTGGTGATAGAATTTATTTACTTCTTTTGCGACTTTATTGGCATGTTTTTGACCGCCAATAATTAATGCGACGACGTGTATTATTTGCTCTAAAGATTCTCGATAAACAAAGCCAAACTCATTTTTCCAATCGTTGGATGCATTCCACATAATCATACTTGCCGACATGACAGGCGTCAGCCAAGGCTGATTTTTTACATAAAATGGGTTAGACGGAATAGCGACTAAGCATAAATGCAAAAGACGTGTCATTGCCTCAGACCCAAATTCGTCACCGTCTGCATAATCGTCAGCTATTTGAGAAATTTCTGCAATCACTCTTAAAAACACAACTGCGTTACTATCGTTTTTGCACCATTTATGAAGTTGCTCTATTTCGTCATTATCCGAAAATTGTGTACTTAAAAATTCTGTCATTTTGCGTATTACTCACATGGGTTATTGTGAAAGTTTGCTTGCCGACTGTACTCACAAAAGTTGTTGATAATGCTCCTGCCGCGTTTAAGGTTGTTGGCATAAGTAAAATAATACTATCGCCGCCGCATCGGGCTTCAGTGACAACCGTTGAAGTTGCCGACGTTGCTAAAGTTACCGAGCCAGTCGCATTAATTTTACCGTCTCTTAACGAGTTAACAGCGTTTGCAATTAATCGACGATGTTCTTCGTCGTCTGCCCAAGTGACAGGTACGGGAAGAAAACCTTGAGACATTATCTTTTGCCTCTAGCCTTCCATGTCACGTCAATTCCTTGCGCGTGATCAAACCCGCCACTGATATTTATTCTTGCTCTGTGATACCGTGCATCTTGTCGAACGGGTGCATTGCCACTCGCATTTAAAGACACTGCCGAGCTAAAACTAACAGAGCCTGTACCAACATTTCGGCCTGTTAATTGTATGGTTACTGTACTGCCAGACCCCTCAAAAATTGGCCTAACTAAATTGACAAAACTTCGACGTCCTGCCATAGGTTGAAACTCGGCTGTTTCCAATGTTGCCGTCAGTCCTGTACCAGTAAAATACGCTAATTTATGATCAGTATTCATTGCCGCGAGATTTACGGAACCGCCAACCCAAGCGCGTGAATCAAGTGAGAATGCCAGTGTGTCTATGCTACTTGAGATGCTGTCGAGTGTATCCATTGTAAAACCAGTGGACAAACTACGCGCCACTAATTCGTGATCAAAATTTGCTGTAGACCATTTGTTATTGACCCAATCAAATATTATTAATTTGTTTGGCGTGCCAGCCGTATGACCGGAACCTGGGTAAGAAAGAATATACAAGTGATTCACAGGATCAATTGTTGATGTAACCCTTGGAGCAAATGCTGTATCAAAATCGGTTTCAAAAGTTGAGTCAACTTTATTAGCACCAATCGCAGTTAATTTTGATCCATCTTCCAACATATAAAAACCGTCATCAGAATAGAAAAATATTCTCCGACCCAATGCCGCAATTGATCCACTAACCGCAGTACCGATAGTTTGGCTTATTTCGTTAGCTGAGAATATCAGTGGTGTACCTTGATAATCTAATCTGAAAATAGATCGCTCTAATAATACAATACCAAATTCTCCGCCAACAATGCCTGTTATTGCACCGCCTTCGCCAACAAAATCTTGAAAGTCAGATTGTGTCGTTTGAGATTCTGTCCAAGTTTCTGGATTTTCTAATCCAGACCAGCGAACCCGATTTTGATAAGGCACACCACTTTCAATGCAATCACCCAACATAACAAAGCCGCGAACTACAGCGATATGCCGTGCTTGTGGTGGTGACCCCCCTAAATTTGACCAGCTAGAAGACGTGCCAAGTGTCCACTTTTGCACATAATCAGCGTAGTTTGTCGCAATCATTGTGTTGCCAAATTGTGCGAACCGCCATGCAGAATCTTCAGCGGTATTGAAACTAGTATTAGTTGCTGTCCACGCAGTGCTTTGTAATCGATATAAAGAAGTTTTATCCCCCGCAAACATTTCAACTACGCCATCGCCACCTTGTGCAGAACCCAGACCTTGCGCCCTTGCTGTCAACGCAGTTGTCGAATAAGGAGATATACTTCCTAATTGACGGTAACCCATTACTGTAGGAATTACATTATTAGCAACTGTTGCCCCTGGGTTATTAAAAGCTGGCAAGTCGGGTAGGTATTCCCCTAGTGGTATCATGTTAACCCGCCGTTACAGTTAGAGGTGAGCCTGACAATGCTTCAGCCGTATCCTTCGCCTGATAGTCGTTGATAACTTCGTCGTACTTAGTTTTCCAAACTGCAATACGCTCGTCGTTTTGTAAAAATGGCTCGGCCTCTAAACAAGA